GATGATATTTAGGAAAGTACCTGCTAAATGTGATTACTTTGCTCATGGCTTATTGTTTGGGTGGGTTAATATTTCCTCAATCTTTTTTTCATTATTTTTTCAATCTAAACTGTTTAACTTTATTTTCCCAACACTGGCCGCTAAAACAACACCTTAGCCCGTACCTCTTCAAACTTCTGCTCAAACTTTGCAATCTGCTCGATCCCTTTCTCAATCTCCTCAATCACATCACTACGCATCTGCCTGTAAATAAACATCGGCTTTTTACCAAAACGAGGATCGAAACTTACAAAATCTACCCACTGAAGTTCTGGGCGTAAAACAAACTTCTCAAGCACTTGCCACTTGTAATCATTCGGCACTTGGTTTTGACGAATATACCTTACATGACTTTCCGTTGATGGGCATTTTATCTCAATCTCTCCTATATCTCCAACAAGCCCATCGGGACTATACCCAAAGAGTGGGTGTGCAACTGAATGAATAAATCCAATGCGTTCCAATGTCACACCAGTACGCACCTCGTATTCCTTTGCAGCGACAGGTTCAAGATCAGTCCCCCTTTGCATCGCATCAGATACAAACCCATCGTCATCAATATAACCTGTTTCTTGCTGCGCTATAATCCTGTCAATAAGACTGAGCATATCAGCCCCCATCAACTTCTTAAATACCGTCCCTGTAACTTTTGCGCACCTCATTTCGTGCCACTCATAGCTACCTTGCTGCATATTGTGTTTTATGATACTCATGCCCGTTTGTGTACTCATTTCAGCGTCCCTTTCAGTTTATCTTTCAGTTCGATCATTTCTTTCATAGCAGCAATATCTTTTGGTAATGCCAAGTAAACCGTCTGTAGTTCGGTCAGCGTCTTGCAGCCATTCAACTTCGCTAAATACTGCGTTAAGTCAACCGACTTCTTTTCAGGCACAAAATCTCTAACCCTTAATGCTTCTTGATCCTCACCAAACCAACGACCACTTTGCGCATAGAGTAGTATCTGTTTGTCACTCCACTGCTCGATGTAGGGAGTCTTATAAAGTTTAGTAATGGTCTTTGCGTTGGTACGGTTAAGTATCATTGGCTTAACGTCCTTCTCTTTAAATCTAAGAACGGTTTTCATCTCCTTTTTGCCGTCCTTCCCTTTTATTTCCTCTAAGGCTGCCGACTTAATGGTAAGTAGCATATCCTCGCCCGGAGTGAGCGCATAAGCCCCTAAATAATCAGGGTTTACAAGCTGCTTCCAGTGGGTTAGTTTTTCTTCTGACATTTTAGTTTTGTGTTATAGTGAATTTATTGTTTTTAAAACTTCCCGCCCGACTGTTTTAATCTCATAACCTGCCAGTTTGAAACCTAACGACTGTTGCCGGATTGAAGTCTACTTTTTTACGGGAAGCGGTGGGTAATTTCTCCTTTAATCCTATTTTGCTCTGAATACCTTTCGATTTCTGACTCAATATCACTAATCAGATCAGGATGCAGCTTCGCATCCATTTGACGGGGTGATATTACCTCGTGCCCGTATTTTATGGAAATTATTTCGCAGTCACCATCTTCATCGTTAAAGTTAAAATACACCTTAACAGGAATAGGCTTTGAATCCTCTGTGTGATCTGTGAGTGTGATATAGTCGGTCATTTATTTAGGGTAACACTTCTGATAAGAACTAATATTGGTTAGCGGCAGTTTCATTACTTTCGCAGCCTTATTGAGCATCAACTGCGCCCCTGCATTTACCCTAATATTCTTAAACGCACTCTGAACACGGTTAAACTGCTTTGGATTAAGGGCAAGGATATTACCATTTGGTGATACGTGACGGGTCATGTACTCCTTCCCAATCTTGATGATTTGCCACTTTGTTTTGGTAGTGGTGATAAATTGATAAATGATTTGCTCTTTCTGAATTGCAGACTTTTTCGCTGCGGGTGTTGGCGTTTTCGTTTTCATTTGATCTTTGAATTGTTTGAGTGAAATTATTGGGATGTCTTGGTATAGATGATACGTTTTGTAGAAGTTTTTATCACATGAATCTACCTCTTCATCAGTTAGCCTTACACAAGTTTTTTGTTTTGCAAAAAGCCATTGTTCAGAACGCAAAGGAGGTTTACCGGTGCTTTTCACAAAACCCATTACTTCATCAAACGCCCTCTGTGTCGGTGTGTGTACAATTGTTGTTTTCATTTCTTTAAATTGTTTCTTAATATTTCCATTAATTTCTCATACTTATACGATAGGATAACCGCAGCGTTACTATCACCAATAGTTACGGCTCGATCTAACTTTTTAGATGTGGAGCGAATGGAGGATGTTAGGTTGCGTTTCATGCCTTTGCGTGTTTTCTTCTTAACATTCTACTTCTGTGAATTTTGTTGGTGCGCTTTTTGCCGCCTCCGATTTTCCTACCTCTGAAATTAGGTATTCCGCCTTTTGGCGTTCCGAGCGAATCGAAATTGTGCATTTTGCTGCCATTACATCTGCAACAGCAGTGAGTCCTAATAATAGTTCTGCGTTTTTCATCGTTTTATCTGATTTAATAATTGTTGTTTTAAGATTAACTTATTCGCCTTTTCACGCATGACTTCTTTGTGAACGGCTATTGCTACGGCAAGTACATTTGCGTCCTGAACCTTATCCCTTAGAACTAACGATACCCATTGCTTAGACACATCAGCCTTTTTAGCAATTTTCTTGTAGTGTCCATATAAGTCCTTGCGAAGTGTATTGAGTTTTCTTTTATCGCTCATTGTTTTAATTCTAATTCAGCACATCTTTTAATATCTTCCATTGCTATTTTATTGGAGTCAAAAAACCGATTCGGTGAAACCTTAATGTCAGAGGATGCCTTATAAATCTGCATTGCTGCGAATAGTGTTGAGGTTTCTTCTTCCAATTTTTTACCTTCCTCTCCTGCAAGTACAACAACCCATCCTGCACGGCAATGCGTAGTTTCGCAGGTGTGCCATGAATCCATTTTTAAGGCGTTAGGCTTTTCAACAGCTTCGAGTACTTTACTGTGAATATTAGGAATAACAGGTATTGATGACACTTCTCCTTTGTCTTCTTTTACATTTTTTAAGTCGGAGCAGCGGTGGCAGTCGGAGCAGTCGGAGCAGTCGGAGCAGCGGTGGCAGTAGGAGCAGTCGGAGCAGTAGGAGCAGTCGGAGCAGTCGGAGCAGCGGTGGCAGTAGGAGCAGCCGGAGCAGTCGGAGCAGTAGGAGCAGCGGTGGCAGCGGTGGCAGTCGGTGCAGCGGTTGCAGTAGGAGCAGTAGGAGCAGTCGGAGCAGTCGGAGCAGTCGGAGCAGCGGTGGCAGTCGGAGCAGCGGTGGCAGTCGGAGCAGTCGGAGCAGTCGGAGCAGCGGTGGCAGTCGGAGCAGTCGGAGCAGTCGGAGCAGCGGTGGCAGCGGTGGCAGTCGGAGCAGCGGTGGCAGTAGGAGCAGTCGGAGCAGTTCCAACACGCTTTGTTCGTTTCGTTTTCTTTTTCATAGTTAGGATTCGCCCGCGCAAACTCCTTTGATACCCCGTTAATTTCGGGGTAGATTCTGTTAAGAAACGCCTCGTAGCTTTCAAAGATTTGTGTTTTCATTTACTTTACGTTTTATTTACGACTGCAATGATACAAGTAATATTTTACAAAAGTCAAGTGTTTTGTTACATTTTTTTTGTAATTATTTGATTATCACCAACAAAACTTTTATTTTACTTTCTACGTACAAGATACGTATTTTATGCGTATGTTTGCGGAAATGTAAAAAGAGAACGAAATGGCAAATAATTCAAGTTCAGGGGGCGGCATCAGTATAATTGGTCTTTTAGGAGTTTCATTTGTGGTTTTAAAATTAACAGGATTTATTAATTGGTCTTGGTGGTGGGTTACTCTTCCTTTTTGGGGAGGCATAGCACTGGTTATATTATTTCTTGTTATAATTACCATAATAAAACTATCAAAGTAATGCCTAAAAAACCAAAACACAACAACCCATACGGCTGCGAATTAGTGCGGTTTCACGGAGGTATGGTTCCAAAGAAGCACAAGGCAGAAATTATCCGTAGATATAAATTGATGCTCAGGGAGTATGAGAAACCGATAATAACGATAAAAAATTGATATGACCGAAGAGCAAATCAAAGAAATTATTAAGCAGTACTTGAAGGATAATTTAAGTTTTGCAACTTACCTTAGTTCCAGTAAGGATGATGGAAATATTACAGATGTTTATTTGGAATTTAGGGTATATCTTGGCAGTGATTTAATTCATAAAGAAGAGGTGGATACGAGAGGTTAATTACCTCACCTCCACCCACCCACTACTCGCACCAATCATGAGGCATCTGAAACCATCTACCTGATTAATGAGTGGTCGTGACACGCTAATTCCTGTTCCGTTGTACTTTAATTTCAGTGAATAACGCCTAACGGTAAGGTGCTTTGCGTTTGTGGCGGATTAGTAGCACTAACTGTCGCCATAGCACTAAAGCCCAATAGAATTACTGCGGTTGATTTCAGCACGTCACCCGCCATAACGCAAAACACGTGTTATGCCCAGTGCTTTTTGTCGAACAATTAAAAAACAGAAATACAATGAGAAAATTAGCAAGTATTCAAAAAATCAAGGCATTAGAACCAATTGAAGGTGCTGATGCAATTGAAAAAGCCACCGTTTTAGGCTGGCAATTGGTTGTAAAAAAAGGAGAGTTTAATTTAGGTGATATGGCTGTTTATTGCGAAATAGATAGCTTGATGCCCGATAAGCCCGAATTTGAATTTCTCAAACCAAGAGGTATGAGAATAAAAACTGTTAGGCTTCGTGGTCAAGTATCGCAAGGTATTTGTTTCCCTCTTTCAATTTTGCCAACTGATTTTCAAATTATTGAAGATGCCGACTGTACAGATGTTTTAGGAATAACAAAGTATGAGCCTGCTATGCCTGCTTGTTTAAGTGGAATTGCAAAAGGCAAATTCCCTTCTTTTATTCCAAAAACGGATGAAACGAGAGTTCAGGTTTTGCAAAAAGTGTTGGATAAATACAAAGGCGAAAAATGTTATGTTACCGAAAAACTTGATGGCAGTTCTGCAACATTCTATGTAAAAGATGGGGAGTTTGGAGTATGCAGCCGAAACCTTGAACTCATTGAAGATGCCGACAATAGTTTTTGGAAAGTTGCAAGGCAAATGAATATTGAAAACAAACTTCGTTCTGTTGGTAAAAACATTTCTATTCAAGGGGAATTGATAGGGGAAGGGATACAGGGGAACAAGTTAAAATTAAAAGGTCAAACGGTTAGGTTTTTCAATGCTTTTGACATTGATAAATTTGAATATCTAAACTTTTTTGATTTTAACAAATTGCTTGGTGAACTTGAATTACCTATTGTTCCAATTGTAGCGTTGGATTATGAATTGGAAAATGATATTGATGCAATCATCAAAATGTCAACAATCCGAAGTTTGATTTTAAAAGACGTTTGGGCTGAAGGAATTGTTATTCGCCCATACGCTGAAAAAATTGACTTGCTTTTGTCAAATGAAAACTTTAATAATGGTCGGGTAAGTTTCAAAGCTATTAACCCTGAATTTCTGCTCAAATATGGTGAGTAGTTGGGTTCTTAGCATTGGGCCTAACGGCTGCGTGTATGAAACGTTGCGAATTGAAACACAAAATTTTAAATAATATATAAAGATGAAAAAAGAACATAAACAACAAGTAAGCACCGAACCAAGCAATGTTTTATACACGTTGTTAGGTGCTGGTTATTCTTCATTTGAAGTATGTTTTACAGCAAAACTACAAAGAAAAGGAATAATGAAATGGTTAGAAAACAAAGGTATTATCAAAGAACGAACAGAAGGTTTTGCTGTAATGGTTCGAGATATAAACGATGTAGATTACATTAGTTCAGTTGAAAAAGAAGGTGTATGCATTTTGAAAAACTTCAAGGTTAATGGTCTTCGTTAACTTGCACCTAACTCACATATTTGCGCTATGCGTAAATAAAACCAATACGGTACGTAACCCGCTACCTACCTCACCTCCACCCAGCCACTACTCGCACCAATCATGAGGCATCTGAAACCATCTACCTGATTAATGAGTGGTCGGGAAACGCTTATCCCTGTTCCGTTGTATTTCAATTTCACCTTGACCCCTTCCTCGAAGGTATCATAGAATCCACCGGAGCGAACAACATTATCAAGATACACCTTTTCGGTCGGATAAACTTTTAGATAAACATCAGGAAACGGAAACAGGTAATATTTATATTCATGCAGCCCCGACCCTTTGATTGTTTTCAGCAATCTTTCACCCGAATAAACTTCAATAATGCCGTTTGCTGACATAGCATAAAATCCAAAGTAATCACCCTGCCCCGTTGTTAATACCGTACAAGTATCAGCTAATCCATTCGTGTAAGCAGAAAATACTTTTACAGATGGATTTTTCGGAGTGCCTGATACCTTATTTCCTGTAATGCCGTTACTCCATTTGCAAGGAACATCAACAGTAAGATTATATCTTTCACCAACCATGTAAGTACCGCCACCTTTAATAAATGGAGCGGGTTTTATTCCGACCCCGTTCATTTGATTGTTACCGATAGCTATCGTATCACGCCCCATTAATCCGATGTTTTTGGTAATGAAAGCGTTGTTTTCAATGATATTCTCCCCCGAAAACGGTACTCCAATGTCAATAGGAAGTGCAACCGGATCAAGAAACGTATTCCCTGATATAACCATGCCCTGACCAACTGAATCCCCAATATAACGGTGCTGATGAATAGGAATGTAATAGCAGCCCCTGAACGTATTATTTAGCACAAACACTCTGTTGCCTTCCGAACCGCAATCAATACCGTGACGTACCCGATTTACTGTGTTATTTGCAAAGATTACCGTTCCGTATTGAAACCATGCTCCATAACCCGAGCCCATGCGTGGTATCAGATCAAACGTGCAATTAGTTATGTAAGTAGTATCGGTTAAAGTCTTTCTATCACCAAGCACATACACCCCGAATTTGTCGCAGTTAAGAAATTTGATTGAGTCAACCCTGCCTGAATGCAGTACTTTGATAGCAGAGAAATAGCCTTGCATGATTGCTTCCGTCCGCCCTGATGCGCCTTTTATTGTACCGTTCCTGATAGTTGCTGCTGAGTCGAGAATAAACAGAAAGTGGTTATCATTAAATGCCAGTTGCAGCATCGAGTCCGCTTTGATAGTCGCACCGTTCAGATCAAAATAGCCTTTGACCGGAATATCTTTATAACCCGTAAAATCGTACACTTTTGGTTGCAGTATGACAGTATCGTTCTGGGATAGCTGCCTGATTATTTCGTCATTTTCGGTGGTTCTTCGTGAGGTAGTGGAATTGCACGAAACAAATAAAATTGCGGTAAATAGTAGGATTATTCTCATGACTTTAATTTTTATGTAAAAATAGAAAAATAGTTGGTATATTTGCACCCGTATGATGGAAGCATACAGGAAAGAAATTGTACTCATGTACAACCACACTAACCCCCGATTCAGCTTCCATCTGATGAGGGGGTTTGGTGTTTAAAGACAAAATGAAATGCTAAGTATATTTAAGAGCAAAGAGCAAAAAAAGGAGTTTATTTCATCCTATCAAAATCCATTTAAGTCTGACAAGATAAAGAAAATTGAATTTACAATAGAAAAATCTTTTTGGACTAATGACACTACAAAATACCGTAGTTGTGTAAGTTTCGATACAGGAGCGACAAACGGCTATCATAGGCTTGAGGCAAATTCATTTCCTGAGATAGTAGAAATTACTGAGGCTTTTATTAATTCTTTGTAACAATCTAACCCCTAACCCCATGACACAACCATTCTGCTGCGACAACTTGTAAAACGACTATAAAATGAAAGAAAAAATCAAATTACAAATTAAAAGCATATTCGGAAAATTACTATTTGAGTACGAATGCGAAGATAATACTATTGAAAAAACTGTAACAGAAGCTATTAAAAATTCTGCGAATTTGAGTTATGCGGATTTGAGTTCTGCGGATTTGAGTTCTGCGGATTTGCGTTCTGCGAATTTGCGTTCTGCGGATTTGCGTTCTGCGGATTTGAGTTCTGCGGATTTGAGTTCTGCGGATTTGCGTTCTGCGGATTTGAGTTCTGCGAATTTGAGTTCTGCGGATTTGCGTTCTGCGAATTTGAGTTCTGCGGATTTGCGTTATGCGGATTTGCGTTATGCGGATTTGAGTTCTGCGAATTTGCGTTCTGCGAATTTGAGTTCTGCGGAAACTGATAAAAGATACATACAAATATCCTGCATAGGCTCACAAAAAAGAATGACTACTTATTGCTTTGAAGATGATAAAATATGGTGTGGCTGTTTTACTGGTACACTCGAAGATTTTGAAAAACAGGTGCAAAAAACACATAAGGATAATGAAAACCATCTAAAAGAATACATTGGATTTATTAACTATTTAAAATCATTAAAATGAATATTTCGCCTTTCTGCTGCGACATAACAAGCGGCACAACAGAAGAACAGAACGAGTTTAAGAGGCTGTTTAATTTACAATCAAAACACAACTGGGGATACAGAACCATTTTATATGGTATAAATAAAAATGGATTTTCCGACTGTTATAGCAATACAGAGCCTGCATTAGCTATGTTCACCCGCATCATCCCCCTATCCGAAGGCGTTGCGATCCTAAAGAAAATGGTCGGGGAGAAATAAAAGATGGGACATTTGCTTGGCACTTACAAAACAACTTATTCCACATTGAGAAAATTATACAACCAACCGAATAACTAACCCGACAAGCCCTCTTGTCTTCCAGCTTTGGGGGTTTATTATTTATACTAATTAATATGGAAAAACTATTTAACCAATTAATTGAAGCTGCTAAGAAAAACCGCAAAGGATTTAATCGCCTAAAAAATGCAGTTGTAACTTGTCAGCAATTTGAACTTGCTTCGGAATTGAGAAATATTGAGAAAGAAGCATTTCCCGAAACCGAAGAAGTTATGGCTGCAAAAGCTGAGGCTAAAAAACTTAACATAGCTTTCAGGATGGTAGATTTGAATATTAACGAAGCTACCTGTTGGCTCATTGACCAAACAATAAAAATGCGCAATGAAAAACACAGTGATTTTTCTGTTGATGATGCAGTTAAGTTAAGATTAAAGGTAGATGAATTATACGAATCAGAATAACTAACCCCACCCCATCGTTCTGGCTTTGGGGTTGTTTAAAATAAAAACTAAAATTATGAAAACAGGAATCGAATTAATTGCCGAAGAAAGAACAAAAGGTTATAATAATTTAAAAGAAGAAGTATTTGCTTCTGATTTTAACACATTAAATAAAGCTGTTCAATATGCTTACACTAACAAAAGTGAAATGAGAAAAGAACTTTTGATAAAATCAGGCGCTTTAATTGCTGCTGAAATTGATAGGTTAAGCGCAACCGAGGAATAACAATTATCATTAGATGGAAGAGTTAATAAGTAGAATTATTTCCAGATATAAAGATGAAACTGGTAAGATGGGGAACATGACTGAGCGTGAAATGAAACTTATAGAAATTAGTTTGGCAGAATCTAACCCCACCAAAATGAGCGAACCACTACAATGGAAATACTTCTTTGGAGGTTGCTCAGGCAATAAGTTTGATCGCTATTACAAAGCTGAAATTAATGGCAAGCAAGTTGAAAAACACGCATCCAATAAAGGTACAAAGTTTGCCATTGGAAATATTGATGAAGCAAAAAAGAAGTACAAAACTGAACAGGAACTAATTGACAAGGCAAATGGAAAATAAGAAGGAGAAGCCCCGCTTTTGCCAAACCCGTGTTATAAGCTGGCTGCGGATTATTAACGAAAAACTTAAATCGAAGCACTAAACAAAAGAATTAAAAAAAAGAAGGGATGGAAATAAATAAAATATACAACGAAAATTGCCTTGATACAATGGCTAAAATGCCTGATAATTTAATTGACTTAACGGTTACTTCACCTCCTTATGATGGGCTAAGAAAATACAATGGTTACTCATTTCCATTTGAAGATATTGCAAAGGAGTTGTTTA